TATTCGCTATATGCTTCCACCACTGCTTTGCCCAGCGACACCGCGGCGGCAGCGGCAGCTGTTACCACCGCTCCCATTGCCACACCGACTGTTTTCAGCGTGCCGCCAAGTTTTGAGAATTTCCCCTCGGAGTCATCAGCGGCATCTCCGGCTTCTTCGAGTTCTTCTTCCAGATCATCAGCACTATCGGCGGCATCATCCATCTCACGCCCTGCCTCATCCAAGGCAGTGTTATTACGGTCAAGTTCATGCTCCATATCATTGAGCGCCGCCGTTGCGTTATTAAGCTGAATCTGCCACTGCTGTGTCCTGCGGTCATTTTCTCCGAAGGACTCGGAGGCATTGGCAAGCGCCTGCCGTAAAGTTTCGATTTTCTGTTTCTGTGCCTCGATTTCCTTATTCAGTACCTGGTTTCTTGCGGTCAGTGCCTGCACGGAATTATCGTTTTTGTCGAACTGTGAAGTAACTACCTTCATTTCCGACCCCAGAACTTTAAAGGACTGGTTGATTTCGGACAACGCTTTCTTAAATTCTTTTTCGCCCTCAAGGCCAATCTTCAGACCAAAATCATCCGCCATCAAACCACCTCCTTAGATTCCGTCCGGAATGATATCGTCAATAAAATATTCTCGTTTCGGTTTTGCTGCACCCGTGTACTGCTTGTGGCACTCCCACAGGTCTAACAGCAAGCCAAACGGCATCAGCCACACCTCATCCATTGACAGATGAAGCTGACTGATGCCGTAATATAAAAGTCGAGTAAATAACTCCTCGTCACTTACCCGACCGCTGCGTTTTTTGAGTTTTCCTCGCTTTGGATGTTACGCTTGGTGCCCTTATACAGAGCCTCGGTAATGGCAGCCTTGTAATCTGCCAGATCCAAAGGTGTGGTCAGAAGTTCCACCATCTCCTCGGTAAGGACTTCCTTCTTGTCATCCTTATTTTTCAGATTGTGGACAAGGATGGACTGGTTCGCCAGAAGCGTAATCAGCCACACGATTTCTCCGATAGCCATCTCGAAGTTTTCGGATTTCATCAGCTTGTCGCCAAGGTTCTCCAAACCACCGTAGCGTCCTGCGATTTCCCTGGTAGCCTTTGTAGTGAGGAGCAGCATATACTCGTCACCACCGATATTGATAATTGCAGAGCGTTCTTTATCCATGTGTCATATCCTCCTTACTCAGCCGCTTCCGTAGCATAGGAAGGTTCATACACTTCCGTATACCAGTTTGTGATGATTTCAGAAGTCACGGCAGCATCACCCTCCGTAGCCTCTGCCTTCCAGGGATGCTTGCCCTTGCCGTCCACCTTGTTACGGCGAAGAATCGTACCCTCGATGGTAGGGGTAGAGAATGTAATGCTGTCACCCTTGGTAGCAAGGTTGGTGGCAGGGATACCGAACTTCACACGGTAGAGCCAGTAATACTTGTATTTGCCGTTGGATTTCTTTGCACGGAAACCAACAGCCACAGGCTCGCCGCCATCCTCACTTGCAGACACTACAACACCATTTGCATCGATGGTCGCACCTGTAAGGTCGGATGCCACAGAAGCACCGATATCATCCACGCCCAGGGAAAGGGTTCCGTTCTTAAATTCCTTCACGATTTCCGATGCACCATCATCGGCATAAAGGGTTGCCTCGGCAAGTTCTACCGAGAGGTCGGCGTTCATAGCCTTTGCCAGTTGCACCGGAGTGCCGTAGGTTTCATCCCCGGCATCATCTTCGGTGATTTTGGCATAAAAAAGTTTATCAAGACCGATAGTAGCCATTGTTTATTCCTCCATTTCATAGTGTTTTGCCACATCCACGTTGTAATGGAAGTAGCCTGTTTCGGTTTCATAACCGATATATCTGCGGTCGGTTATGGTAAAATCCGCACCAAGCAAGGCACGGACGATTGCATTTTTGTCTTTGGTGTAGCTGCCTTTGGCATACAGAGAAATTCGTGCCTCCTGGATATCACAACCGGGAGTATTGTCTGCATGAAGTTCAAAGCTGTCTGCCATAGGAACTACCACGATATATTTATCCGGAGCCTCATCCTTAAAGACGCCCGTTTCAAGCGGAACGCCTAACGGCTCAAGGGTTGCATTGATATCTGACAGCACACTCACAGTTTTCTGACCTCCTCCTCGAATTTATTCTGCATTGCACTGATACAGGCAGCACGGGATGCTGTCTTTGCGGGTTTCATAAAAGGTTTGGCAGGCTGGCCGTGTTTGCCGTATTCGATGATGTTCGCCAGTTTTGCATTGCTAATGCCGTCACTGCGGGGTTCGGCAAAGCCGACTTTGATGTTGTGATTGCCGTTTTTGTCCATCTTCACAGAAGACAATCCGAGTGCGCCCTCCAACTCTCCCGTGGAACGGGACTCATACTTTGTGCCGCTGCCTACCACAGAAGAAAGGTTGCTCTGTGCCTTGGCAAGGACAATCTCGCCTCCGGCTTCAAGCACTTTCTGTGCAACAGGGTCAAAGTCCGAGCCGAGCCTTGAAATACGCTCCAGAAAGTCCTCCGGCATTTTGATATCCACTTTAGCCACTGGTCGACACCACCTTTTTCGCAAGCACCTCCACATACATCCCACGCCCTTTGACATCTTCCACGGACGTAATTTCAAAACGCCCGTCCTCACAGACCAAGATATGGTCGGTGGTAATCTCAAGACCGGGAATGACACGGAGGCGGAATAGGTCGGTTGCCTCGGAGAATGCAGCGAGGTTTGCCCAACGCTCACTCCCGTGGCGGCCTTCCCTGTAAACACGGACAGAGGCGAGGATTTCATCTGCCGTAGAGGAGAAACCCTCGCTGTCCTTTACCTTTTTTGTGATGACAATGTCAGCAAAGCCATTCATTTTTCCGAAACTCATATCACACCTTCCAATCTCGGTCGAGCCTGAGAAGAAGGTTGACCGTATTCCATACCTGCTGACCCGCCTGCACATTATCGGCAAAGAAACCGCCCGTAGAGCCGTCCCTGGATTCATAGAAATGCGATGCCAGCATAACCACTGCCTGTTCGGTAGTGGCGGGCATCGCATTTTCCGTATAATATCCTGCCGCAATGTGCTGATAGCTTTCCGCATAGGAAACGGCGGCAGTGATGAACCTTTCAATCAGTCCATCATCCACCGAATGCTCCAGTATCAGATTTTCCTTAACCTTCGTCAGAAGTTCACTCATCACTGCCACCTCCCATCTTAGGCAGTAGCCATAGTGAGCAGTTTCACTGCTTCAGGCAGTACCAACTTGCCGTCCACACGCTCCTTGGCAACAAAGCCGACCATACCGTTTCCGGCGAAGAGTTCCTTCAGTTCCGCAAAGGAACGGGTACCACGGTCACCGATGTTGTAGTAGCTGTAGTCACCGAAGGCAATGGCGGGCATACCTGCAGTGATAACAGGGAAATAAGGAGAAGTATGTACCTCATAACCCAACAGTCTGCCAGGCTCTCCCGCCTGAACGGAATCCTGCCAGAGGTAGCGGCCGTTCTTGTCGGTCAACTTACGGATAGCAGCCAAGGTCTGGTCATTACAGATAAACTTGGCATTCTTACGGTAAGGACGCTTGAGGGAGTACACAAGGTCGATGAGTTCATCGGCAGCGATATCCGTTGCAGATGCGGCAGTGACACCGATTTCCGCACCGCCCTCAGATGCAAGCAGACCCAAAGGCTGACCCACGCCGGTACCGTTGAGGAAGGCATCCTCTTCTGCATTGGCGAGAGCCTTTGCAAACTGACGGAGAATATACTTCTCAAGACCGAATGCATTGTCATACAGAAGTTCCTCGGTAACCTTAACAGCAACATGGAGCTTGTGGGCATCCAGGTTGATCTGGGCGAACTTTGCATCACCCCAGGTAAGTTCCTCGCCCTCGTCAATCCACGCTGCCGCAGGCTTGGTGGCTGCGATGTTGATTTTACGCTCACCACTGGTAGTGATGGTGTGACCCAGCTTACGGAAGATGTTCTCTTCCTCCAAAGCCTCAATCAGGCGGGAATCGTACTCTTCGGGAACAAGGTAACCACCGTCAGCGTCAATTCCCTCGGACAAAACATTGCTGACCTGTCGGAAGTTGGTACGGAGTGCCTTAAGCATACCGTCCTTGTAAGCATCAGAAGCACGTCCGATCTTAGGCTTCTGGTCATGTGCGGAATTGCCGTTCATAGGCTTTTCCGTAATAGGAGCAGAGGTAGGCTTGGAAAGCTGGGCATCCATAGCGGACATAGCCTCCATACGCTCGATTTCAGCACCGTAGTCCTGAACCTTCTTCTCCATCTGTGCATAGGTCTTTGCATCCTCATCGGAAAGCAGACCGTCCTTGTCGCGCTTGGTTTCCACAAAAGCCTTTGCAGCCTGCCAAGCCTGGTTACGCTTTTCGCGCAGTTCGTTAATAGTCATAATAAATTACCTCCAATTTTTGATAAGATTTAGCCTTGCCATAAGGTCATCAGCTTTGGTTTTACGGGTTGGTTCGGACTTGATTGCACACTTGGCGGCAACCTTGTCCATGAGAGAATTGACCACATTTGCCTTGGAATAAAGCATGGAAACCGCAGGGGATTCCATATCCTCGGCACTGCCCACACGCTGCATGATTTCATCTGCAAAGCCGAGTTCCACGGCCTTGTTTGCATCCATCCATGTTTCAGCATCCATAAGGTGGGACAGCTTCGTGCGGGACAATCCTGTCTTGATTTCATAGGCATTGATGATGGAATCCTTCACGCTTGCCAGCATTTCAATGGCTTTCTGCATTTCCGCAGAGTCGCCGAAAGCAACGGTCATAGGGTTGTGAATCATCATCATGGACACAGGGGACATCAGCACCTTTGTGCCTGCCATCGCAATCACGGATGCTGCGGAGGCAGCGATACCGTCAATCTTGACCGTGACATTACCCTTGTATTCCATCAGCATATTGTAGATTTGGGCGGCCGCCACGCAGTCACCGCCGGGCGAGTTAATCCAAACGGTAATATCACCGGAACCTGCATTCAGTTCTTCCTTGAAAAGCTGTGGTGTGACATCATCATCAAACCAGCTTTCTTCTGCGATTGTTCCGTTCAGAAACAGTGTCCTCGCCTCCGGCATCGTTTCCGTCTGTGCCTGGTTCTTCCACTTCCAGAACTTTTTCATCGGGGTTTTCCTCCTTTCCGTCATTGTCAGTTGTATTTGCAAAAGCACCCGCATCTTTCAGAGGGAGCATATTGCCGTTGATAAGGTAAAGGTCACCGCCTTCTTCCGCAGGGATGCGGTCAAGGTTTTCCAGTTCACGGATATCATTTGCAGACATCCAACCGTTCTGGCGACCGATGGCGTAACCGTTCATACGGCTTTGGTAATCGCCACGGAGCAGACCTTCCAGATTGAATTTCACGAAATAATCCTTCTTTTCCGTATTGGAAAGCAATGCCCTCATAATGGACTGCTCCCAACGGATGACCCACGGGTCCAAGGTGTATTTCACAAATTCAAGGGACTGCTGCTCAATATTAGAAAAGCTCGACTTCTCAAGGTCGCCCACCATATGGGGAGGGACTCTGAAAATTCGAGCAATCTCATTGATTTGGAATTTGCGTGTTTCCAAAAACTGTGCCTGTTCCGGGGAGATGGAAATCGGTGTGTACTTCATTCCTTCTTCGAGGACAGCCACTTTATTGGAATTGGAACTGCCGCCAAAGGCTGTCTGCCAACTTTCTCTGACCCTCTGTGGGTCTTTGATAGCACCCGGATGCTCCAATACACCGCCCGGTGTTGCACCGTTGGCGAAGAACTTGGCACCGTACTCTTCACAGGCAATCGCCATTCCGATGGCGTTCTTTGCCATAGCAATGGGACTATAACCTACAAGGCCGTCAAAGCCGAGTCCGGGGATATGCAGCACGTCGGATGGCTGCAAGGTCACTGCAAATTCTTTATTTTTAATGGCTTCATCCGAGCCACGGTAATAGGTGTAATACAGATGCCCATTCTCATCCCTGTCCACTGACATCTTGTTTGGCATCAGCGGATACAGGGCAACAACCTCATTTTTGCCGTTTCGGATAACCTGGGCATAGGCATTGCCCCACAAAAGCAGATGGGTCATGAGTGTCTCTCGGAACACGAAAGAACTCATTTCCGGATTCGGCTCATCATGGAGCAGTCGGTAAAGCGGATGGTCGATGGCTTTTTCCTTGCCGCCGTCATCGTTATATTTGT